ATGTTGATTGGGGGCTAGTGAATGACGAAATAACGACCGCTGACCGGATCCGGGAGTACCAGGGCGTATATCAGTCAGACCGAATGGGAAACCTGATATGGAACGCACTTCGGAGTGCTGGCCCGGACTACGCGCTATCTCAGAGCGATTACACGCTAGAGTCGGTTCGTTTTTTCCCAATGCACGTAGGCGGAATGGATATCAAAATTTCAATCCCAACCACATTATAGGGAGATCATTATGGGTCAAGCACGAGGATACAAATCGCGACTTGTTTTGGATTTCGAGACGGCATTCAAGACAGATCCCTCCACTCCGGCCGGGCACATTATGCCGTTCAACTCATACAGCGTGCAGGGGTCGCGCAACAAGGAAAGCGCCAACACTATTCGTGGCCGGCGTGACCCCGTTGCCCCGTTTGACGGCAACGAGTCTGTTGACGGCCCGTTAGTCGTGCCCGTGGATGTCCGGAACATCGGGCTATGGCTGAAGGCCTTGCTTGGCGCTCCTGATTCAACAGACAACGGCGATGGGACGTACGATCACGTTTACAGCATCAGTGACTCCCAGCCGTCTATGGTCCTGGAGACCAGGCTTTCTGATAACACATCGGTAATCAAGTATATCAAGCACAATGGTTGCAAGCTGAACAGCCTGGAAATCAGTGCTGGAGGCGACGGAGAGCTGGTCGCGAATCTGAACATCATGGGGGCAGCCGAGGCCCTGGGCGACAGCGCGTATGATTCCGATCCGACAGAATTATCATTTCAGCGCTTCCGTAATTTCCAGGCTACCCTAAAAGAAGGCGGCTCCGCTCTGACCGGCACAGCGACAAACATGACTCTGAATGTTGCCGCAAATCTTGACGGGGATCAGTATACAATCGGCGACAATGGCACCCGCGGGGATATCTCTGAAGGGCTGATGGGCCTGTCTGGATCTATTGATGCGCTGTTCAAGGACACGTCTGCGGCAATGCTGCAAAAAGCCATCGACAGCACCGAAACGTCGTTGGAGCTGGCATTCGAAGACAGCAACGGCAATTCGCTGACGTTTACATTGCCCGAACTTCAGTTTGCCCAGCAAGGCCCTACTGTCGACGGGCCGCAGGGTGTGCGCATATCGCTGCCGTTCCAGGCGTACTACGACGACGCGGCTGAAGGCACTGGTTTACAAGTAACTCTTGTGAACGATCAAGTATCGTACTAAGGAAGCCCTCTATGGATATCACTTTGAAGTCGACCGGCCGGACTCTCCCGCTGAAAAGCTACAAGGTCAGTGATCAGGAGCGCGTTGACGAGCTACAGCGTAAGGCATTGGATGGGCATGGCTCTGTCATTGAAATGCGCAAACAGACAGTACTGTTTGCGTACCCTGAACTGAAAGACGAAATTGACGACTGGGAAATGGCCGAACTGTCTGAGCTGTATGTTTTGCTCGGTCGCTACATCCACGGCGGGCCGGATGCAATAAAAAACTCCTCAGCGTCTGGCGATGGTGGGCAGGAGTAGACAGCGATGGCGACAATACGGGGCTGGGCGCCCCGTATTGTCGCGACTGCATGAAAGCTCAGCGCCAGACAGAGGAGCCTGTGGATTGCAACTCCTGCCCGAATCAATGCCCAGAGCTCAATCAGGACAACCTGCCTGCCTGGGAGCTCTGGGCCACAGTGCAAACTCAGTGGCGGACCGATATGGGGCAGTTGGTCGGCCTGGACTACAATGCCCTCTACCTCGTCGCCGAATCGCTCAACATTCGCATGACCCCTGGGAATTTGCAGCGAATCAAGTCGCTCGAAACTGCACAAATACAGTCCAGCCGCAAAAAGGATTGATATGTCGCTAAACACTCAGATCATCGTCTCTGCAAAGGACTACGCGACATCTACATACCGCAAGATCGGCCTCAGCACAGAGAGCCTGCGGCAAAAAGTGTTCTCCTTGCAGGGGGCGTTTGCCGGGCTAGGTGGCGCGTTGGTAGCGCGCAAGGCCTTGCAGTCATTTTCGCAACTTGAGCAGGGGCTGGTGGAGGTCCAAAAAACTACAGGACTGACCGACGACGAGCTCCAGGTATTACAGCGCCGAATCCAGGACATGGCGCTGGAAACGCCTGTTGCCGTCCAGGGGTTACTGGGTATCGCCGGGGCGGCCGGGCAGATTGGGGTCAAGGGCGTCGACAATATTGAACTGTTCACCGAAGTCCTGGCCAAGATGCAGGTCGCATCGGATATTGTCGGCACAGAAGGAGCGAAGAGTTTGGCCCGCCTCCTGAACACCGCCGGGGAGGGGACAGACAAAATTGATGAACTGGGCTCTGCCATTGTCGCGCTGGGGAACGATACCGCGGCATCTGAGTCTGAGATTGTGAAGGTCGCATCGGAAGTGGGCCGGGCCACGGCTGCATACGAGGTGAGCTCGGAAGCGGCGGTCGCTTATGGCGCAGCACTAAAAGGCATGGGTGCCCGGGCGGAATTGTCCGGCTCTGCTATTGGCCGGATGATGATCACGATGGATAAGGCGCTGTCGGCCGGTGGCGAAGAGCTGCGAGCGTTCACCGAAATCGCAAACATGTCGGCTGCGCAGTTCCGGGAGACATTCGAGCAGGACGCCGCCGAGGCGCTGAATGCAGTTCTGCACGGCATGGACCGCATGGTGCGAGACGAGGGCGCCAAGACTGTTCAGCTCCTGGAGTCAATCGGACTGTCTGGTGTCGAGACGGTCAAGGGCTTGAGCCCGCTCATAGCGAACATCGACCAGCTCGATAAGGCGTTTGCCCTGGCGAATAAAGAGATCCGAAACGCCACGGCTCTCAATCAAGAGGCCTTGGCGGCTTCCAAGTCGTTTTCGTCTCAGATGCAGATGACTCTCAACGCTGTCGACCAAATTGCTGCGGGGATTGGTGAAGGCTTGGCCCCGGCGATTGTGCGCGTGACTGGCGATTTCCGGGACTGGGTAGATGAAAACCAAGACTTCATCCAGCAGGAATTGCCAAACCATATTGCTGATGTGGCTGACAGCTTTGGTGAGCTCGGCACGGCTGTCGGTGATTTTGTCACATCGCCTGAGTTTGACGCGCTCAAGGAGTACTGGGAACTCATTGCCGGCGCTGCTGCCGGCGCTTATGTCGGCGGCCCTCTTGGCGCCCTCGTTGGCGCCGGAGCTGGTGGTTTTTGGTCTGCGGCCAAAGACGCAAAAGAGGCCGGCTGGCTGATCGACACCGACGCCGACGAGTCAAGGGGACAGGTGCAGTCGTTGCGCCTGGAGTTGCAGGAACTGCTCGAAACTCGCAACCGCATTCTGTCTGCAATCCCTGAAGGGGACGACATCATTGACTACCCGGCTCAAAAACAGGGCCTGGATGATGTCAACAATGCAATCAAGAAAACTCGCGCGGAACTTAACGCACTATTGGAGTTGCAGGCCAAGCGCTCGTCACCTGGACAGGCCTTACAGCCAGCCCCTCAGCCACAGGAGTCGCCTAGAGAGGCCACCAGCCGTCCCAGTCAAAGCCCGGGGCTTGCCGCCTCCCAGGTCCCGATGGACCTCATTCGCGACACACGGCAATGGGTCGAGGAAGAGCTGGAGCGCTGGAGGCAGGACGGAAATTGGCTGAGCGAAGACGAGCTCATGCGCCGTCAATCATCTGAGGTGCAGAACAAGTGGAATCAACGCCGCGGCGATAATGCGGCCGCCGAGGTGGCGGCGATGCAGCGCGTCTACGACGAGCAGGAGCGGGCGGCTGAACAGGCGCAGCGGGCCGCCACACAGACGTTCAGCTTCATGGATGAAATGTCGCGCCAGACAGCCCGAAACATGCAATCCAATTTTTCCACCATATTCTATGACGGGATGAAGGGTGAGTTGGACTCGTTCGGCGATCTCTTCTCCAGCTTTGCAGATTCCTTGCTGCGAACCTGGGCAGATGTCCAGGCGCAGATGCTGGCTCGAAACATGTTCGGCGAGGCGTTCATGTCCGGCGATTCGTCTAACATGGGCGGATGGGTCGGACAGCTAGGCTCAGCCGTGGCCGGCATGTTTCACTCCGGCGGTGTCGTGGGGCAAAGCGCGGTTGCGTCTCGCTCGGTCCCCGCCACGGCCTACGCCGGCGCGCCCAGGCTTCACAATGGTTTCATGCCTGGCGAGTATCCGGCGATACTGAAGCGCGGCGAGTCCGTGCTGACCCCTGAGCAGATGCGAGCGATGGGATCCAGGCAGGCGCCAAATGTCGAGGTCAACGTCATCAACAGAACCGGCGAAAAAGCAGATGCCAGGCGCGGCGACATGAAATTTGATGGCGAAAAATGGGTCATGAATGTGGTGCTGGACGCAGCAAACCGTAACCGGAGCGGCTTTGGAAAAAACTTAAACGCCGCATTGAGTAAATCGAGGTAGTTATGACTACATGGCCGGACATACAAGGGCCGTCCACACTCATGGAACGCAGCCGTAAAAAGCAACTTAAATCTGATTTTGAGGCTGGTTATGTGCAGTCAAGGCCACAGTGGACGCGAACCAGACGCGAGTTCGAGCTGGGGTGGAGCTCAATGCCTGCGGCGGACAAGGCCATGCTTGAGGCATTTTTTGCAAACAATGTCGGCGGCACGTTTGACTGGCAGCACCCAGGCGGCACGGTCTACACAGTGCGGTTCGCTGACAACGAGATCGAGTTTAAACATCGAGCAGTGAACCGTTGGCGGTGCTCGCTGATGCTGGAGGAAGCCTGATGCCACTATCAATCAGCACACAAGCAATAGCTGAGAAAAATAAGCTCGCCAGCAGCGATCCGTGGTTGTTGCTGCTGGAAATCATCTATCCTGGCGAGGAATCCATTAGATTGGTCTGGAATACCGAGTCCGTGACTTGGGACGGGGAGACGTGGCAGCCTGCCGCGTTCGAACTTGGGGATCAGGAGGAAAGCAAAGACGCAGACATCCCCGAAGTGTCGCTTGGGATTGTGGACATCAATCGCCAACTCACACCGCTCTTGGATCAGTACGATGGCGGCATTGGGGCTGAGGTCTGGATTCGCATTGTACATTCCGCGCACCTCGACGTAACGGAGCCAGAATACGAAGATCGGCTGGAAATCATCGACACCGCCATTGATAGCATGAATCGCGTCAAGTTCAAATTGGGCGCGGAGAATCTGACCAATTACCGTTGCCCGCCTGACAGATTTCTCAAAGGCCACTGCCGCTACAAAGAGTTTAAGGGAAGTCTGTGCGGGTACGATGGCCCAGAAACAGAATGTAATCGGACATTTGAAAGATGTCGGGAGCTAGGAAATCAGGCCAGGTTCGGCGGCTTCCCTGGCGTTGGGCGCCTGGGGTACTGGCAATGACGGGCATCAATGACCTAATCGGCAAGCCCTTTGTTGATTGTGGACGTGGGCCGCACGGCTACGACTGCTGGGGCTTGGTGCGGGAAATCTACCGGCGACACGGTGTTGAAATCCCGGATTATTCTATCAGTGCCGAAAGCTGCGCGGAGATCACCGGCGCAGTCCAGGATGGTATGCAATCAGGTGCATGGCTGGAGCTACATCAACCAGAAACGCCCTGCCTGGTTGTTATCCGCATCCACCCCAATTTTTCTGTGCATCTCGGAGTGTATGTCGGATACGGACGGTTTTTGCACGTTAAAAATGCTGTCGTGATTGATAAAGTGAGCGACCCTGTTTGGATTAGGAGGATACATGGGTACTGGCGTTATGTCGGTTAACACCGTGCGCTGTGTTATCATCTATAGCCCGCTGAGGCCCGAAAAGCGCACAATTTTCGATGCCCCACATACGCCGGGACAGACCATTGTTGAATACGTTCAGCACATTGACATGCCGGATGGCTGCCGCATGGTGGCAGCCCGCAATGGCCGTACCGTTGATCCGCATGCTGTCTGTCCGCAGCCCGGAGACATTGTGTCTGTCTCGTTGGAGATGCAGCCGGGGGCGATCGCATCTGCTGTTGCGTCTCAAGTCGCCGCTGCCGTGGCTGTGGCCAGCACAACATATGTCACGACACTCGTAACTGTATATGCTGCAACCTATGCCCTGGTCTATGCCGCAACCACTTTTGCTATCGGCTGGGGCATGAGCCAACTCGCCAGTGCTTTGGGCGGAGGCCCGGAAAAACCCGACCTTGGCAGTATTGGCGGTGATGCGGCCACCTCCCCAACCTATGGATGGGGTCCCCTACGACAAACAGAAACCGAGGGCAATCCGATTCCGATTTTGTTTGGGACACATAAGCTCTCCGGCCAAGTCATTAACAAATTCAAGACCGTTGGAGACGATAGTAAAGAGTATTTCAATGCACTTCTGGCCGTCAATGACGGTGCCGTGGACAGCATTGACAATATCCGTGTCAACGATCAGCCGGTTGCGTATTACCGATCCGTGGAAACCTTTACTCGATCCGGCGGGTTGCAGGATGATCCGATAGATGGGTTTGCTCAGATTGTGCAGCAACGGAGCTTAGGGATTCGTCTCTCGACAACGGAAACTATTCAGGAAACAGATGGCAACCAGGTCAATCGACTGAAATTGATTTTACAAGCCCCGTCTGGGTTATATCACACAAACGACGAGGGCGGACTAGATGAACGGCATGTGGATATTGATATTGCGTATCGCGTTAAGGGCACATCGACCTGGGCGCAACTTGACACATACCGCTTGACAGGCAAAACCACATCCGCAATCCGCAAAAGCGTTGACATTAAAGATTTGACTCCGGGGCAATACGAGATACGCATCAAACGCCTTACTTCAGAATCAATCTCTTTTAAAGAGTCCACCAAGGTATATTTGACTGCCATCAAGGAAATTGTGGACGAGGAGTTAATCTATCCCGGCATTGCCAAATACGCAATCAAGGCTCTTGCTACCGACCAACTCTCCGGCTCGGAGCCTGCGTTGTCGTGCATTGCTACTCGCAACACAGTGCCGGTCTACAATCCATATACATCACAATGGGAATCTCGCCCTGCGAGTAATCCTGCATGGATGGCTTACTGCCTGCTCAATACCTACGCCCACATCCACCACACGCGCATCCTGTATGATGAATTTCAGGCATGGGCCGACTATTGCGACGAGTATGTGGATGGTGCGCCCCGTTTTCAAGCTGGTATCTACTTTGACAGCGCGTCCAACGCCTGGGAGTGCGTCCAGCGTGTGGCGGACCTTGCCCGCGCTCGTGTTTTGCGCCGTGGCAGTAAATATGGCGTATTTGTGGACAAGCCGGAGGACATGGTTTCACATTTATTCACCGTTGGGAATATCGTTGAAGAATCCTTTGGCCTTCAATATCTTCCGCAAAAGGAAAGGGCCAACGCGATTGAAATAACCTACGTTGACCCTGATCGTGACTACACAAATCAAGTTGTTGGTGTCTACTCGGACGATTATCAATCTTCAAACTCGACCCCGAAAAAAACCAGCGTCAAATACAACGCCGCCGTGCCTCGACAGCAAGTTATTCGTGAGGCCGCGTTTCGGCTCAACTGCAACAAATACCTCGTGCGTATTATTGAATTTGAAGCCGCAACAGATTCATTTTCCTGTACCGTTGGTGATTTGGTTTATTTCCAACATTTTATCCCGCAGTACGAGGAAAGCATGGGCGGGCGCGTTGTCGCAGCGGGCAACGACGATGGCAGCGGCAATCCCTATGTGCAACTTGACCAACAAGTAACGCTGGAGGCGGGCACGGCCTACGGTATTTTGGTACGCTTGAACGATGATTCTCTCGTTGAAAAATCGCTCCAGCCCGTCAGCACCACGCACGAAACTGACACCCTGCTGCTGCAAAATCAATGGCAAGATGTACCAGAGCAATACGATCTTTATGTGTGCGGCCCAGCCACAACTTACCTCAAAACGTATCGCGTCACGAACATTACCCGCGCCCAAGACCTCACCCGGCGCATAACGCTGATGGAGTACGTCGAAGCAATTTACAATGACGATAATTATGTCATTGAAGAGCCGACCTGGGGTGAAGCTCTGGTTCAGCAAGCCACGAATGTCTCCACAGATGAATTTTTGACCTACGGCAAAGGCGGAGATTACCAATCCAATATCGCTGTATCGTGGAATGCGGCGAACGACAACACTGGCAGCAATTGGGATGTATGGTTGCGAGATGATACTATTTCCAGCCAGTGGAGCGAGGAGTTTGACGACTCCTTTGCCGATACAGACAACGCCCCTGCGTTATGGCATATAGGACGATCAGCAGATATGTCGTTTACTATCGGCCCCGCTCATCTGGTACAGGATCACAACTATACAGTGATCGTTTCGCCGGCGCAGGAGGCTCCAACAGACACCGGAAACAACACCTCTCGCGTTCAGGTGCGAGGCAAACTCGCCCCGCCGGATGACATTGTAAATTTTTCCGCAACCTGGAATCCGATCAAGCGCACAGTCAATTTTGTATGGTCGGAAGTAGACAACATTGACTTGAGTCACTACGAGATTCGTAAGGGCGAAAATTGGGACAGTGGCGAGGTGGTTGTCCGCAAGACACGGCAATCCTCGGCCTCCCTATTTATAGCAGAAGGTACGACCGAAAACCAAACGTATTGGATCAAAACCGTAGACACCTCTGGCATTAAATCTATCAACGCCGCACAGTCCACAGTGGCCGTAGATACTGGCGAAACACCACTGGCAACACCAACAGGGCTGACCCTCACCAGCGAAAGCGCAGTAGGATCAGATGGAACAGACCATGCGACGCTCATCGCGACATGGGACAGCAATGCCGTTTCTGATGATTTCGGCTATTACCGGTTGACGCTGGAAGACATGGAGTCCGGCGCGAAATCTCGCAGCACGACACCAGATGAGCAATATCAATGGCAGCTCACTCCAAACAAAACCTATGGAGTATCGCTAGAGGCGGTGGACAAGGCCGGGGTTGCAACCATTTCAACCAATCAAAAAACGATCACTACTGCCAGCGATGCGAACGCTCCAGCTGCGCCGCAGTGGGCAGTAACCCCTCTTGTCCCGGGATTTAAAGTCGTTGGCCTGCGCTGGCTAGAGAACTCTGAGCCGGACTTGAAGGGCTACAAAGTAGAGCGGTCAGCCACCGGCGATTTTGCCGGTGAGCAAGTCGGGCTGGGGCTCAAAGACGGTAGTTTTACGACTGACACCGATTTGGCCGTAGGCCAAACATACTATTATCGTATCCGGGCCGTGGACACATCAGGCAACGAATCAGGATGGTCCACAATTCAAAGCGCGACAACATTGCAAGTTGGCCAAGCTGATCTTGCCGCAAACTCTGTCACGGCAAATGAGATAAATGTCAATCAACTTGACGCTATTGCTGCCAATCTCGGGACTATTATCGCCGGGATACTCAGGGCGGACGACTGGTCGAATACTGGTGGGATTTATATCGACGTTGCTAATGGGGTAATCAAAGCGGGCAACGACCCGGCAAACCCAGACTTGTCGTGGGATGGCGTAAATTTAGACATGACAGGCACTATGACCATCACCGGTGGCACAGGAGCGTTGAACCTCAACGATGGCCCTGCTGAGTCTGGTGCCGACGTAACTGCCAATAACACTGCAAACGATGTCCTAACAGGTGCTGGTAAAGCAGTTGCGGAGGTAGGGGCCACTAATGATTCCGCATGGCGGGCCGCTTCGGATACAACGCTGATTGATGGTGGGCAGATTTACGCCGGTTCGCAAATTCAAATCGGTAATTTAGATGGATACAGCGATTTTTGTGAAATTACCGATGGTGATATTGATTTTTACTATTATACCGGGTCAGCCCATAAGCTCTATAAGACACTTAAGCGCATTGAGGGCGGCATAGCCTCGGATGGTGACACTGTTGATATACCTGGTTATTGGAAAAGTCAACCAAATGTTTGGACATTTCCTGCCAGTATAGAAACATATAATCCTGATTACCCCAATCAATCACAGACACTAGATTGCTTCCCTACAAATATTGTAAATTATAATGATGGTAAATATCGCTTTGATTTAGTAGCTGCATCATACCTGAAGTCTCCAAGTTTAGTTAATTCAATTAATGAGTCTTTTTATCAAGGATATACCGATGCTGGCGGCGACAGGTATCTTAGTGATAATTTTTCAACACAGACATATACAACCACAGATTTGACGACAGAAATTACATTTCATTATGAGTGGGAAGCAAGAACCTGTGATGGTGAAGGAGGTGATTGGTCTGGTCATATAGATGTAAATATATATGTTACAATAGATGGTTCTGAACAACTTATTGAAAGTTACACTGATAATACTTATGATGTTACAAGGGGTGGGTCAAACTCAAAATCTATTTCTGTTTCTTCAGGTGTGCACGATATTAGTATGCGAGCTTATATGACAGTTTGGTTTGACGAGTGTTATGTAGAAGCCTTTAATTCATTTACTTGGAACTCATATACTACAAATTCGGATGGGAATGTCAAACTTAAATCGGGAACCGCTAGGTGGATTGCAATAGGTGAATAATATGAAATGTACATTACATTCTGACATTCCGAAGACCATACACAACGGTGCGGACGATACAGAGCTGAACGCCGTAATACAAGACTACCTTGGCTCGGACGGGAACGTACAACAATGGCGGATTGACAACTACGCCCAACTTCGCGCCTGGGCGTATCCGAAAATGGCTGAATACAATGACGCTCAGGTCAAACTGAGTTCAACAGATTCTGCGATACAGTCCGAAGGCCAAGCACAACTGGATCAGTATGTGGCCGATTGCCTCACCGTTAAACAGCGATTCCCCAAGGAGTAACCATGCCTAAAACATATTCCCGCGCCGGACTTACTGGCGACACAACAGACACCCTGGACGGTATTGACGGGGCCGAGCTTGTAGACGGTGATCGCGCAATCGTGATCACTGCAACAGACGCCTACTTGTTTCGCTTGAACGCTACCTCCGGCGCATCCCAGGTTGTGCCCCAGGTCATTTCTCCGACTATCAATGCGGACAACAAGCGATGGGAGCTTGTCACAGTCACGCAGCAACAGAGCATTGAGGACGTACTAACGCTGCAAGGGCTTACTGTCGAAAACGATGCTAAAATCAAAAACGCGCTGGAAGTGCTGCAAAAGCTGACTGTTGGCGGTGAACTCGACGTATCCGCCGCCGCAACGATAGCAGGCGCACTCACAGTGCAAAATGACATTGAGGCTACCGGTTCTATCAATGCCGCCGGATTTACAGTCAATGGCACTCCTGTCGGCTCCAGCACTGATACATTTTGGGAGTCTGACGCCGAGGGCAACATTTCATACAACGCGGGCCATGTTTTTACCGGCCCTATCAAGCTCAACGCACACACCATATCTGCCAATACAACCGTTCCAGCGGGCTATCACGGCATGGCTGTAGGTCCGCTGGATATTGACGCAGACGTAACAATTTCAAGCAATAGTATTCTGGAGGTAATCTAATGAGTCAGTTTAATCTGGGCAACAAATCAGACGCAAGTACACCATCAAATGGCAAGACTGCTATTTTTTGTAGCACAAGTGGAAACCTTGCCACCAAAGACGCCTCCGGCCAGGTGCGGGAGTATAGCCCAACGCCACTAGAGAGTGAAAGTATGGTCTATGGCGTCCGTTGGGATTCAATAAATGACATTATGCAGCCAGGAATTGTAAATAATGGCAGTTTCGTAGCTACAGACTATGCTAATTTCCCTGTGCAAGAAGAAATGGGCCGGTATTTAGTAACTGTTGGCGGAGACAAAACTAAGCTTGGTAGGCTTAATACAAATGTTGATGAAAACGGATCAAGTGTTAGCCTTGATGGTTCAAGCGGCCAAGTAATGACTTGGGTTCCCAGGCATTACCAGCTTGTTACAACCAGCGGTGATTACAAATACTTTTTGATAAGCAAGCAGCCGTTTTCATTTAATAGTGTTTCTGCTTGGATTCCGCCTGCATTTTTGGATTATAGCGGCTTTTGGGTAGGCGCGTTTCAAGGTGTTGCCGCCAGCGATAGCAATACTGCTGATGTCCATTCTGTTGTTAAAGACACTAGCGCATATACTATGTCTTATCCCAACCCATTTACAGATCGAACACGCGGACAATTCCGCACTCAATGTGCAAATGTAGGTTCTGGATTTTGTCAATGGTCATACGGGATGCAGGAAGTGATTCGTATTTTGTTTCTGACAGAATATAAAACTTGGAACAGTCAAGAAGTGTTGCCGGGGCATACTGAGCGTAGCAGTTTTAATTATGACGAGTGTTCTAAGGCTGGTGAAACAGTAAATCTTGGTGATTATAGCGGATCAATTTATGATGATAGTGCAGGGTTGTATATTGCTAATAGCTATCGTGGTATTGAAAATCCATTTGGCAATGTGTGGCAATGGGTTGATGGTATCAATATAGATACTAATGATAACCAGCGAGTATGGCTTGCGTTTGACCCTGATAATTTTGCAGACGATACAACTACAAATTACATTGATAGCGGCATTGCTCCAGGTTTTGACAATACTGACAACTACCAGAAAGACATTTATGGTACGGGAAAACATGCGCCATTGTGGCCTGTTGCACTAAATGATGGAGCAGATAGTAGCAGCTACATTACGGATTACTTCTGGTCGACTTCTCTCGGTTCGGGTTGGCGGGTTGTCATTGTGAGCTGCTCTTCGAATTCTGCTAGTCGGGCGGGTTTCGGCGCGGCTGCTTCGTCTATTAATTCTTCGCATGCTTATTGGTATCGCGGTTCGCGGCTGGGCGCTTATA